TTACAAATTTCCAAGAGTTCCTTGTTTGATGGTTCCTTTATCGTTGAATCCGTAACCGGTGCCGCCAGGAATCGGTGGAGCGGCCAGCGGATCGTTCAGAACAGGCGGCACAGGGCCGTTCGGATTTTTAATCGCGAACATCGCGGTTCCGGCTATTTTTCCAATATATGTGGCGTTTGGATCCGCCGTAGTTCCACTGGTGACCGATTGGGAGTCCGATGTGTAAATAGTAGAGGCGGTAACTGTGCTCAAATCTGTTACTGTTGTACCCACCGAATACAACTGAACTGTAGGACCGACTGCGGATTTCGGACCAATCTCTTCATCACTTTGAAGATTGCGCTGCGTAACTGTTAAAACCGTTGGATTTCCCATGTTTGACAAAAGCTACAAATTGTGGTATTATTAGATGATATGAATAAGATTATTTTCGGAGACTGCCAAGACTCTATGAGGCAGTTGATTTCTGATGGCGTGAAAATCCAAATGTGCGTCACATCCCCACCCTATTTCGGCTTACGGGACTACGGTGTTGATGGCCAGATAGGATTAGAAAAGACTCCCGAAGAATATATTAAAACAATGGTGGATGCGTTTCGATTGGTGCGAGAGATGCTCAAGGATGATGGGACGCTATGGTTGAATATTGGGGATAGTTACTGGGGGTCTTGGGGAAATTATGGAAACAGACCTGAATTGAGCAACAAAACAAACAATCAACGAGAAAAAAATTGCGATTATTTGCCGCGAAGGGGGTGGGATAACCGCCAAGAGCGACCTGCCTCTGCTTTTAAGCACTCCGAAATAAAATATAAGGATCTCATCGGAATTCCTTGGATGCTCGCTTTCGCGCTTCGCGCCGATGGCTGGTATCTACGTCAGGACATTATTTGGGCCAAGCCGAACCCGATGCCGGAATCAGTCAAAGATCGGTGCACGAAATCGCATGAGTATTTGTTTTTGTTGAGCAAATCACCAAAATACTATTTTGACGGAGATGCGATTGCGGAGCCGTGTAAACCATCAACTCTGGCCAGAGTTGCCCAAACAAACTTACCCAATCAGGTGGGTAGTAACCGAGTACCTGGAAAAACTAACGGCCCGATGAAGGCGTGTTTCGGGGGCCGCAACAAACATTCTAGCTATGGGACGCGAATCCATTCGGGTAATGAGGATACAGGAAGCTATCTTGAACGTAGGGCCAACAAACGCTCTGTTTGGTTTGTTAGTACAAAACCCTATCGTGGCGCTCATTTCGCAACCTTTCCACCGGATCTTATTGAACCATGTGTTTTAGCAGGGTCCCGACCCGGAGATATCGTTTTTGACCCGTTTATGGGATCGGGCACAACTGCCCAAGTTGCGCGTCAACACGGCAGACAGTATTTAGGTTGCGAGCTCAATCCCGCCTATGAATCTCTCATTAATGAGCGAATTTTAAGAGTTAGTCCACAACAAACGGAACAAGAACAAGTCCTAGTCAGCGACCTCGATTAGTGTTGCGCCACAGGTGGGTTGAACGGACTAGGCGGGTAAGTTCCTGGATTGTTCACGGGACCACCAAATCCGCCTGCATTTTGGTAGAGATGTCCGGTTCCGTAGGCTAGATTTTCCGCCGTCAGGTTTACGGGATATTGTCGCCACGACCCATCTGGCCATTGATATGTTTTTCTCGCGTCCGCTGTCGTGATGATTAGCGCCGGATCGCTGGTTTTGGGAGCAACATCTGGAGAACCACTCGGCGGACCCGCAACCGTACCGGGATTATCGAGCACAGAAGAAACAACAGACTTAGGACTCCCCACAGGAGCCACAAAAGTGTTCCATGTAGCGTTGCTTGTGTTTTCCGTAGCATTGCGCTCTTCCAAAGTAGCGGGAACCGGGGTTGGATTTGACTGACTGTTCAGTTGCTCTGCATTTATTGTGGTGTGTAGGTCGCTCATCTCAATCTGGGTACGGATTCAGCACGTTTTGATTCGGATAGTCTTTTCGGCCCGGATTCTCGACAGTGAAACTCGACCCGTTTTGGGGTGACTCAAACACGACAGTCTTTTGTTTCGCGCCCGCATTATTTTCAGGAGTTTGATTGATCGGAACTGGAATCCATGCGCTCATTGTTTTGGCGGATACGGGCTAGGGTTTGGATTTACGAGAACCGAAGACGTGACCGTGATTAGTTGTGCGGGCACGCCGTAAAACTGGTCCCAGTGATATCCTTTGCCTGGGGTTGGACTTTCGGGAGCCGTAGCTTCGGTGAAATTAATAGTGGTGGTCAGTTCACTCATGGAGAAGGAGGCTTGTTTACAGGGTAAAACTGCGTAAGATTTGGATTCACCGAGTACACGTCTTGAATCCCGTACGGGTAAGAACTGGCCGTTGCTGAGGGATTGGAGCCGGGATTATCAATCAGCGAGGAGACCACGGTTTGAATATTTTGAAGCTGTTGATTAGGGATTGCCTGTGAACCGTTTGGCGGCGGCTGGACAAAAGTGACTTGCACGGCGGTTAGGGATGTGTGAAGATCAGCCATCGGAGGCTCCCATGCGAAAATCCGCTCTGCTTCCACTATTGTTCATGGCTATTCACTTTCCGAACAGCGCCGAGGCGCAAAAGAAAATCGACGGGTTTTCTCTCACCCTAGAAGTTACCGCCTTCGGCACGATTAATGCGGGGTACGCGATATCCGCTGAGACCCACGCAATCGTGGAAAATTCCGTAATCTCGTTTGGATCCACACAAGTCCCCCTTACCGCTGTTGTGAATACCGCGATCCTAAACACCGACTCGACAAAAATAGAGTACGTTTTGTGGAACAAAAAGTACCATCTCAGTATCGGAACGTATCCCAGCCGTCGCGTTAAAAAAGGTTTTGAAGTCGCTTTTTGGGACGGAAAGAAAAACAGAACCGCTGTTTTTGAAATCCTCAGCGCCAAAAAAAATCGACTAAACTCGACTAGGCGGTTTAGTACGGCAGAGGGAAGGGATAGGCAGGCCCTGGGTAAACAGAATACGGCTGCTGAATGATGCTTGTGGCTGGATAGAATCCTGCATTCTCCCTCTCGCGATCCACCTGTTGGCGGGAGTTGGTCAGAGACTTCATCCAGTTGTTGTACATATCCAGATATTTCGCCCGCTTCCGAGCATCAGGCGAGTGCGCGTATGCCAGTGCGATAAATCCATCGCGAAAATATTTTGCAAAATCGTCAGGAATCGGCTCGATAGTCTGATTCAGAGAGGTGAACGGACCACCTTGAAACGTTCCTTGATTCGTAAACGAGAAAGCTCGATACTGCCCCGTCAAAAAGAACTGATACACAATGCCGGTTTGAGGCGGAATAGGATTGCAGCGAATCCCCATACCTTTGGGATTTACCGCAGTCCAGACAACAGTGCCGTCTGTCACGGTCGTTGCAGTTTGAGTGGGATTTTGCGCGGTGGGATAGACAGGATTGAGGTTAGTAGAGAAGGGATTACTGGAACCGGTGGTTCCGAAGGTAGTGACGACCCACAAATTTCCAAACGAATCCTGAACCTGAAGGATGGGGTTGATGGGCGCAGCATACACACCCAAGAGCGGTCCAATAACCATATTGGGACCAGGATTCAAGCCAATAGTCGCATTACCTGTATTCGTTGCGCCCCAAGTTGCATAGTAAAGCTGATCGTTAGGAAGCCAGCACACCTGTCCCGGTCGTCCGAACATGGTGGATGTGAAGGGAAGGTCGCGAACTACCTCAAGGGGCCAGATCGGTTTCGGTATAGCGGTATTATTGATATCGATCAGTTCACCGTGCTCGATCCAACCAAGATTTACCAGACCAGGAATAGCATAATCTTGCTGAAACCCATTCGTATAAAACGCAGGAAACTGTGTCCCTGCCGCCATCCTGTTCCATTTCCAGTTAAAGTTCTGCTGGATCATCTCGATCATCACATCGTTTGCGATAGTGAGCGCGGGTTGTAGCGATTGACCGGCAGACGGGGATTGAAGGATGTCGGCTAAATCAGGAAACGTTTTCGCATAGGCGACGATGCTCGCCAAGGTAGTGGTGGAATTGGCCATTTTTTACAAACTCAATGAATTTATTCACAGCGTGGTCGAAGCCGAATGCTTCGTTCCTAAACAACTTAATAGAGGGATACCAGAGACATTTGTCGCCAGACATCCCGAACTTCCAATCTGAAGCTCCAGAGAGGAGCGCAAAAGTAGGCTTACCCATAGATGCAGCCAAGTGCATGACAGCCGTATCTACAGTGATAACTGCGTCAAGATTTTCTATGATTGCGGCGGTATCCTCCCAGCTTTCAATCTTGGGATGGGACATCAGTGCCGCTTCATCACAGTATTCTTTCTGAAGTTTGAACAATCTGAATTGCGCTTCACCGTTCGGATGCAGACTGGCTTGTACGATTCTCCACATCTGAGTGGAGGTTAGGGAACGGTATATCCCATCAGGAACTATAGGAGTTTCCTGTTGCCGAGCGGCCCAGCAAAACCCTATTTTGGGGAGTTGTACACTTCCGTACAAATCTCGAAATTTGTACGATTTTGTACAATCGGCCTGAAACGGTAGAGGATCGGGGATGGTATCCGGCTGAACGTTAAAGACGGCAGGTAGGTCAAAAAACCCGACCGCTGGCACTTTCATGGGTGTTTCGGTCAACAGCTTTATTTCTGGACACCAGTTCTGTTTTTGCATCAAATCCGCGAATCCGTGCTCAAAAAAGTACGGAGGCAGGTAAATCGTGAGTTTATCCACCATTTGCCGGAGAGTAGGAATCCATCGTCCGGTGTGGATGATGTCTCCGAAACCACCCTCTGAGATCAAGGACAATTCTTTACATGGTTTTCGATCCCACTCAGGAAGGTATGCGGCGTACACCATTCTCTTTTTTAGTTTAAGCGTTTGTTTATGCGCCTCAGTCCAATCACCCTTAAAAAGAAGAGCCTGCGTATAGGCCAAATCCACATTGAATCCGGCTTCGTGGGGATAACGATATGCCTGTTCGTAAAACCGAACCGCGTTTTCGAGGTCTCCAAAATGATGATAGGCTACAGCCATCATGTGGGCGGTCGTGGATGTTTTTGTATATCTCCATGCATCCCGAGCCGCATCCATCATTTTTTGATCGCCAGTAGCCTCGTAGATCATGCTTCTGGCAACCAAAATTTCGGCTTTTTTGTGCCTTGGAAGAGACTCTTTAAGCCGATCTTCAAGCTGCTCTATCAATTGATAAGCCTGTTCTCGACTGGAAATCAATAACTCGCCCTGTTTGGGGTTGATCCACTGGGCTGTGCGGGTACCGACTCGGGCTCGATTCTGAATGTGATAGGCCGTCTGAATAGAGGGCATAGATTTTATTCGGCTACTTTCAAAGCTCTACATCTTTTGGTTTTTTCGAGTATTTTGACAGAGTTACACGCGCATCGTTCTGAACGATTAGATGAGTGATTCATAGAGAATAGCGTAGCGACTGTCACGCCCGCTCGTCCCGATTTTCACGGTATCATGTTCACAGAGTGAACAGTCTTGTTACTGTGGTTTTTCGATCTGATCTGAAGTAGCCGGAACCCACACACCGTTTCTCCACAACCTCGTAGGAATCGTTCCCTTTGGCGGAGCCGATTCATCTACTTGTTTGATCTCTTCCGGTGTCGCGTTCCGTAGCCAAGCCGCATATTCGCTGGCTGTCATTTCCGCTATGGTTTTGGCCATGCCATTCTCCTTACGCCACAGTCTTTTCGAACAGGAATGTGGAGGATCCGCTTGGAGAGTTGTCAGTAGGAGCGTTCAGCATCTCTCGATACCCTGGCGTCTCCTTCTCGCCCGTAACCGAGGCAACAAGGGGGTGCGGAGAATGCCACTCCTTCAGACAACGGGTGCAAAGAATAAAGTATCGGCCATCGGGGAGCTTGTGCTTGATGATCGAATACATGGCGGATGTTCCTTGGCCGCGCATGACCGAATCCACCCCGATCCCACCTTTGCGATGGTTGCAGGCGTTTTGCTGGGCTTCGCGTTGCGCAAGAAACTGCATAATCGCCCGCTGCTTTGAACGCACTTCTTCCAGCTTGGCGTTTCTCTGCGCACGAATCTTGGCAACCGTTTCACGCTTAATTTCCAAATCTAACTGTCTTTCTTCCAACGCCAGGGCATCCAATTCGGCCTGAATACTGGAAGCGGTCTGATTTTCGAGTTCTGTTGTATCGAACTCGGTTTTCTTACTATTATCCTTAGACATTTTTTCTCCTGTGGCTGCTAATTACAGCGATGGCTAACGACTTCTCAAAAACTGCAAGTAGGCCCGATAACGGCGGCTTACTTCTCCTGTTGGGGGTTCTCCGAACGCTTGATGAAAATCCTGTTCGGACAAGATTTTTTGTTCGATCAGCTTGAGGCCGATTGTGCGCCAACCTCGACGCTTCGATCCGAGCGGCACGTTGTAACGATCAAAGTGAAGTTCCTCAAACTCTTGCATGTACGGAACCTGAACAAACCCCACATAGTGAGGCTGGCCGAATTCATGGGTACAGGTTTCAGGAAGAGTGGACCCAACCGGGTGTCCAACGTAAAGGCCCAGTGTGCCTCTCATTCCGCCTTTCTCAGTAAACCAGGCAGTGTATCCGGCTGGCAGAGCGGCGCGGAGAAGACGCAAAAACTCATTCATATGAAGGATTTTTCCTTCACGCTTAGTTTTCAATTCTTCTTGATCGGGAAAACGATACGGCTTTCTTGATTCAACGTTCGCCTCAAACAATCTTTGAAACTCTTCTTTTGCCTGAGTAGAAGATTGGCTCTCATCGCGGATCTCAGCTTCAGACAAAATTTGTGATACTTGCGGTTCTATCTCATCCGCGTAGGCAAACTCTTTATCGTAATTCTTGTAATTACTTCCTTTTTTTGAACACGCGGCGCACGATAAACCAACATCGGGAGGAATGGAAACGCCGCAATAAATACATCTGTACTGAGACATGAGGCTCCTTCGAGGCTCCCAAAAATGCCTTGTCTGGGAGCGGCCCTAGAAACCGCTCCCATTCAAGGGTTGTCGCGACAAAAATGTTTGTCCCTTTTGATCCAGGGACCGGGAGTACGCTGCCCGGATTTCACGGACAAACAGGGACTGAATCCCCTAGAAAAATGCGACTAGCTAATCGCGCTGGTCGCGTCGATATAGCGGAGACGCATGGTCGTGTCAGGAGGCAGAGATGCGGTATAGTGCACTCGGTAACTGCACCATCCCGGAATCAACCCGGAAGGATCGGCTACGGAGATCGGTGCATTCTGAACCACGTTCACGTCGATATTTCGCCAGTTACCATCTTCGATAGCGTTGTCACCGCGTCCGCCGAGACGAACCGCGATAACACCGTCTTTACCGAAAATGTACGTGCGATACGCAACGATGCTGGCTGCCGAACCCTGATACGCGGTGGTCAACGTAACAAGGTTGGACTGGAAGAACGCCACACCGGAAGCAGGGAACTCCAAGGTATCCGCCAAATCAACGGAAACCAAGTCGTCCATTCTCTGCAAACCGGGAACGGTGTGCTTCAGAACGTCAATTGCGGAGTTGTTGGAACTGTCGTTGAGCAAATCACCGACAGCAAAAGGTAAGTGTGTTTTAGGCGTCCTACATCACTGTAGGGGCACTCTCCCGATCACTCGGGAGTTCAGACTCTATCTTAGGAAGAGTTGCGGTTGCGTGTTCGGGATACGAAACCCAACCATCAATCTGTCCTTCTAACGTATTAGTCGTTACGGTTTTTCCCTTTTGATTGAGGATTCTCATTCTTTTGTATATGATTTCCCGCTCTCTTGGAGAGTTGCGCGGGATTTCGATATATCTAAGAGCCAGCTTCGCTTGGTCTCGTTTGATTACGAGATACGGCAAAATGCCGAGTAACATTTGCTTGGTGTTGTTTTCCCCTTTTGGACGCCAGTTATAAGAGTTCTTGTGCTTATCGCTTGCGTGTTCTCGGGTATTGTAGGAACCACCAAAGTTTGCTACTAGCCACTTCATTAATTCAATGCTGGTGTTGTAAATCTGTATTCGGAGATTGAAAGACCCATAGGTTTTTCCCGAGGTTTCAAAATCATGAGCTCGGGCCTCGGTTCTCCAAATACTTATACAACCTTCACCATCAACCATACCGGCCAAATACGACCATTTTGTTTTGTCTTCGTTGTACATATCTTTTGGGAATCTTACCTCGGTATTGTCTCATAACTTCTATGAGATGTCCACCGATTTAGTTAGATTTTACATCCACCCTTATGTTAATGGATGACGCCCGCAAAAAGAGCCTCGGCCTCATTGAAAGGCTGAACCGCTCGACCAGCCAAGGACTGGACCTGAGCGCGGATGTTAGAGAGCGCGATACTCGTGCCGCCAGCAATCGCAACCGCAACGGAACTGTCGATGCTGTTTGCACCGTCAGCAACCGCACGGGTGATTGCGGACAAAGATTGTCCGAGGCGATACGAAAGTTCGCGGCCAACGTTCTCGACCACGGGGTCGATTGCGGTAGCAAGGGAGAGGGAGGAGAAGTTAGCGTAGTCCGCGTATTCTCCGATGGTTGCGGTCGTAGTCCCGACCGAAGCGGAGATGCCTGTAGGCACCGTACCTTCAGCAACCTGCGCGGTATTCGCACCGAACGTGTTGTACATAAACAGTTCGAGCTGATTACCGCTATTGAGAGGGAGTTCACGCCGCTCGGCGCAACGCACGAACGGGGTCTGAGCCTTCAAGTTCTCAATGAACCGCTTGTCATAATAGATCACGCGGCTCTGAGGCAAGTTGGAAGTAGTGTTTGAAGCCGGGTTGTATCCAGCCATTGTTCTTACTTCCTAAAATGCGATGTTGTTTGAGACATTCACTTCTGAGCGTACAAACTGTCCACCTGCTTGCGGAATTCTGGATCCTTCAAGCGTTCGGCGTACTCCTTTGAGCTCATTTTGTTAACGTCCCTGATAGTAATCCCTACGGTCTTGGGAGCGGCGGCAACTCCAGGTGCTACACTGGAATCGTTCCGTCCCAATCCAGAAGACGATTGCTTGGGTCGCACGTCCGTAGGCTCGCTCGGGATCGCCGGGGCCGGATTTGTCGCCTGCGCCGAGATCGTCGGAGCAGGAGCGGGTGCGGCTGCTACCGGGGGTGCCGGAGCAGGCGTAGGTTCTTGGGCTTTCGGTTTTCTGACAAGGATGAGTTCATCCTCAAGCAGATCATTGAAAGCAATCTCTAGGTTTTTCTTGGTAACAGGAAGCTGATGCTTGTCCAGATACTTCAACAAATTATCTTTGTTTTCTGCGCACTTCACGTATTCGGGGTGAGCTTCCGTAAATAAATCAATCTCGTATTGAATTCGTCTCACGTGGCGGTCGATTTCAATCTGTCGCAACGCGGCACGAACATCCTCCACTGGCGCACCGAACTGTGCCTCAAGAAGCACTCGAAGGGCTTCAGGAGCAGTGGTCGGATCCTTGAGCGCATTCGTAACTTTTACACGTTCTTCGGCGGTTAGCGGGCGCTCCTCGAATGTCTGGATCGGTTGTTCTTCTTTATCCGGCTCCAACATCACGCCAAGTTTGACTTTCTTTCGAGTCTCGTATAATTTCACAGCGGCGTTTTGGTGCGCCGCATCTTTCTTCTCAAGCAACTCTTCTAGGGTATCGGCTTCGAAATACTGAAGCGGACCAACCACGTTCCCCTCTTCATCTTTCAGTTGCGTGGTGATTACGAACTTCTTTTTGTCTTCGTTCCAATATTTGGACTTCGGAACAGTCGGTGTAGCAACTACGGGTTCTGACATTCTATTCTCCTGACCGCTAATTACGGTTGTAGGTCTGTGTTTTTTTCGGGATTTCAACTTCTCATCTAAATCTCGCCGCGTGTATTAGCCAGAATAATTTCTTCCATTTTGGCTTGATCCTGCAAATCCGCTTCTTGTACCTTCTGACGGACATTCAGGATGTGCTCGGTAGTGGTGTACTCCATCCGGCTACGAAGATTTTTATAGAATTTGTCCATCGCGTGCGCGATAGTCATCAGAGTTCTTTGTTTCGCAACTTCTTCTGGAGGGCACTCCATTGCCTCATTTCGCGCTCGTACTATCTCCGTCTCCATCAACTTAAACAGAGCTTGGGCGAAAGGGGTGGAGCTTCCGGCAATCAAATCCATCTTTTCAGATTCGGACAGATCGGCGGCATCTGCATAGGACAGTTTTGGTTGGGCCAAATAAGGACGAACCAGTACTTCTTCTCCGTTCACTTTGTAAACAACTCCTTTGTGTGAGGTGAAACCTCAGAACTACGCCGATTCTTGACTGCCTACTCCAACAGGCGGAGACATGGCACCCAACAAGGCTTGGGGTTCAGCCGATTTTTCCGCGATAACACGGAACACGTCACGAACCGCCCGAGCCTCGTTCTCTTGGTCAATGATAGATTGATCCTGAGCGAATTTCTTATCCTGCTGGGCGCTGGCAGCCTGTATCTTCATTTGCTGAAGGGCTGCCGGACTTGAGGCTTGTGCCTGCTGGATTTCTTCTGGGGTCATGTCTTGGATAATGTCGTAATAATTCTTCCAACCGGAAATATCGTGGACCATGTGGAACAACTCTTCGATATTGACCTTCTTGTGGTTGATGTTGTTCAGTTGGTTCATTAAAGGCTGATTTTCAAACAACTGGATCATCATAAAGAGTGACTGGGCCATTTGGGATTTCGCAGCCAAATGGGACCCGGCCAGCACCTCAAATTCAGCGCGGGCATTCAGAAAATCTTGTGGATCGAATTTGAACTCTTTGCCTAGCTGCTCACCAATCCGTGCCCGAATATATTTCATGGGCATCTTGGTTTTGTTCATCTCATGGATTTTATACAGCAGCGGTTCGTACACCTGCCGAACAAACATTTCGGCAAATCCACCGATTCGACTCATCGTCGCTTGTATTACACCCGCAGCCCCGGTTCCGGTACGCATCGGTCCTTGTTTTCCGCTGGATGCGCCCATCACAACTTGCTGATTTGCGCCAGCAGTTATTTCTACTCGTTGCTGGGACAAACCAATCTGGTTCACAACTTCGGCAGGGATGTTTGGTTGCTGAAGCATGGAAATCGCCTTATTTGCGTCCATACCTTCAACCGTGATGATTCCACCAATACGCTGACGAATCTGTTGCTCTTGAGCGTTTGCGCCCTTTACGCGGACAAACATCGGGTTCACAATGAGGTTTGCCAAATCCAAGCAGGCGTTTATCAAACCCGCCTGAACTCGCTGTTCCACACCGATAATGCGACCCAAACCAAGCCCCCAAAAGGCGTCAGGAATGTTCCACCAATTGACGGACAAAAATGGGATGCAGCCGAACTCATTCGGTTCGTTTCTGATTACTTTGCAGCGTTGAATAACTGTGATGACTTTATCTTTGTCCCACCGTTCCAAAACTTCCAGCGGTTCATCCAGCGGATCGACTGTCGTTTTCTTGAATTGCGGTTTCGCGTGATGAACATAAGCCGTGCCCTGAGCATACAAGGTCTCGTTATTCGATCCTTGTTCGGCTTCGTCTTTAGGCGGCTCAAACCAAGACTTTATCTCATCCTCACTCGGCAGCATGTAACGCTTCTTGAGCGTTTGTTTGTGGGTGATAGGGTCTTCATCCACATACTCTTCATCCTTGAGACGTATGAGGTCTTTGTAGGTCAGATACATCTTATCGACCACAAACTTAGACTTGCGTATATCGGGTACCTTTAGACCCGGATCCGGCAGGACGTATCGAAGGTCTTTATATTCAAAAGTCGGCATAAAAACCTGTATCTCTTGCGCGACTTTTTTATAGGTATCTGACTCGGGCGTTTCAATAATCGTGGGTTCTGCGCCAGGAAGACTCGATGGAACCGAAACAGGCGGTTCAACAGGTTCGTACTCAATCTCGGTCTTGGTGTAGCTTTTGAAGCCCCACTTCCAAATACCCGTACCAAAATTCAGCGCAGAAAAAATACCCCAATCCACCTCTTGGCGGATCTCCATTTCATCCAGTTCGGACGAAATAAGGGACGAAATAGCTCGCACCGTGTTGGCGTTTTGATTCGGACGGGGCCGCAGCACGAACGGGGGGTTTTCATAAAACAACCCATTCATAATTTGCGGATGTATAGAGTTAACCGTCTCGGCTACCACGAACCTGTTCACATTCGCACGAGGCATCGTGGTCCCTTCCCACATAATCACACCGGGAGGACTCTGATAAAGGGCATCGGCTTCCCGCCAACGCAAGGACCAGTAATTATTTTGAAGCCAGGTCTCCGAATTTATTGCATCTTGAACAACTATCTTTAACGCTTCGGAGTCTTCTACATCCGCAGCCGAGTGGATTTTATTAATATCAACTTCACCGTGCGGATTTACAGGATCGGGAGTGATTCTGGCCATATCTTTTCAGTCTATTTTTCTCTTTTATTGCCCATCAGGTTTATCAAGCGGATTTCGTCCAAACAATGTACTGACTTTGTTCACGCCATATGCGCTTGTTACGGCCAACATGAATTCCGCCGCCGATTTGAACATCTCAGCCAGACTGGTAGAAAAACCGTTCACAATGGCGATCAAATCGGAAGAATTGGAAACCACATGATAGTGGTGAAGAAGGTATCCGAGGAATCCCAGTATGGCTAATAGGCACCCGCACACAAACGATAGTGCGATCGCGCCAGCCGTGCGGCTGAAACTCGGCTGGCCATTTGGTTCAGATAGGACTTTTACAATAAATTGACGCATGGTTAGGGGTGACTACTTAATCGAATGTTCTGAATCGCACTTCTACACGGGATTGCAGTGGCAGCAACAGGACTCCACCAATGACCGATATCGCGCCAAACTCTGCTCGGATCGTGGGATACAACGTGATAGCTCAAAGCGTGAAGGGTGAACTCTACAGCGAAACCTGCAGCACTAACGGCAACAACCGAGCCGGTGTCAGGATTAGGACCAAGCAGCCCATTGCTCTCGACTAAACCACGTCTGCGATTAACAGTGGTGTACGCATCGGCGGCCATGCACGCGCAAATCACAGCGGTTCCAGCCCAGAATTTTTTCTGTTTGTACCAAGATTTTTCCCCATACGAGACAAAAGACGGCTTCGCAACAAGAGTGGTCTGCGCGTCAGGCTTGGGCTTGGGCGCGTCTGGAAGTTGCGCCAGCGCGAGCGAAGGCAGAAGCAGGAGAAGCAGGGCGGCTAGTTTCATTGCGCTACTACGCTCGCTCGCACGTTCGCCAAGGTTTCCGCAGCCTGCGTAGTAAATTGAATCGAAATTAGGTCGCCAATCGCATAAGCCTGCGTGTGGGTCACGTCCGTGCAACTGGTTCCCGTCCCGAGCGTGCAGGTCATCGTGGTTGCGCCGCCATTCTTGAGCACGGTTACGACGCCCGATGATGCATTTACTCCGCCCGTGCCTGCATTTACGATCAACGCCTTGAGCGTGCCAGCCTTTCGCATCACGATGCCCGCGCCGATGGTGGTGCTGGTGCAAGTGGTCAGCGTGACATTGGGGCCGGTGTTGTAAAGTCCGAGCGTTGCCCTACCGCAGCCGTGGTGGTGAAATTGCACTCCCCCGATAGGCAGGTGACGACTCCGCTCGCATTGGTCACGGTGGCGTCCTGTACCCAATGTGCATCGGCTTTCACACCGTAGGTTGTGGCTGCAATGCACCCTGGCCCGCTGCAAGCGCCGCCGCTGCTGGAGCTAGAACTTCCCGTACTTGTAAACGCTTGTGTTGACGGAGGTCCAATACTTTCAATCCCCTTAAACGTCGCGGATCCCGTAACCGTCGCAATCGTTCCAATCACGGTTCCACTTTTCCACGGAGCTCCGTTTTGGGCAACAAACGTGAATGTTGAACCCGCCGCATAAGTAAGACTGGTGTTGGTTCCTGCAATGGTGATAACAAACGCGGCAGTTGGAGACGATGAGTCCTCTCGTACCACCACATGATCTGCTACCGTATCCGTTGTAATGTTTATGGGACTGCTAGTCACATTCAGCGTCAGCACACCATTGGTTTGCGAATAAACAGGCTTAGCGCAAAACAACAGGACCAACGCGGAGAGTAAAAGCAGATATCGTTTCATACATCGTTTCATCATTCCACGTGTTTACTCCTTTCATGTTCCATAGATTTGGTCTTCGGGATTTTTATAGATCGGAATGCCCTCCCAATGTGTTGGTGGAGGAACAAATACCGGCTTGGGAGTGTCGTAACCATCTCGCTTCCAGTTTTCCGAATCCCTGTCTTCATTGAATGGAAACATTTTTTCGTGTTCCTGTTTCTGAACCAATACATCCCATGCCGCCGAAATTTTCTCTTTTTCGGTTTGAGGAATTTCTATGTCGTTAGAGATGTATCGTGCGAGAAATGCACAGGCATCCACTGAATCGTTTTTGCGGTTTGAATCGCCCTTGAAGTTCACGAACTCCCGAATAACTTCTTTCATCACCTCTTCGGGAATTTGGTCCGAAAAGAAAATTCGGTTCATCACGAACAGACTTTCCAGTGTTAACGCACGGGCGTTCTTTGCCCCTTTCTGGTTATCGACCGGAATCCAGTCAATGCTTGGGGCGTCGTGGTATCCGACAGCGGCGAGGGCTCGGAGAATGTCGTTTGTTAAAAAATCCGCGCCTGGGGATTTCTCAATTCCCAGATGTTGAAGAGGCTTCCAACGATTTGCTTGATTCGCAAGTTGATAGGGAAGTTCAGAGCGGCTGAACCGTCCTCGGACAATATCTACAACGTACATTCGCCCCGCCAGTGGGCCGGAGGTGGTAAAAAATCCAGCCATACCCACAGACCGGTCGCTTCCGGATCCATCTGTTTTTGCAAAATCCCACGCCGTTGCTGTGAAATAGGTTCCCGCCTGAGGAAACTGCTCAAAAGGAATTATTTGCTTGCGAATCATCGGCTCGGTAAACTTAGCCGTCTTCATCGCCTGCGGGTTCAAAAGAAGCTGGCAGGAACAGATGTATGGATCGGAGTTGTACTCCGTCATAATAGCTTCGAAGGTGAGGCGAGGAACGCCGGCCCCGTCTTCAGGGAACAGAAGTTCTACGTCTTCGGGCAGCAGTTCGGGTATTTGCTTTTTGAGCGCGTGCGGAAGGATAGTCCAAGCAGGACAGCACAATTTCTTCAGCTTAGAAATGCCCGCTTCGAGCGATGTATAAGCATCGTCCTCATTGTAGTAGGTGCCTACATAATCTTTGTAGCCGAACCCATCAATAATATTTCTGGCCAGCTTAACTTCCTGAGTCACCTTTTTCCGCGACTCGGAATTCGACATAGGCCCTGAGTTTTTATTGGAAACACAGTCGTCAAACTTGCCTACTTGCGCGTGTTTACCAGCAGTACTCGCCCCCAAAGACAAAGCGACAATACTTGCTTCGGATGGTTTTTCTTTTTTTGCACGACTGGTGAACTCGCTCGCATCTTCCCGTTTTTTTGCGGGAATGCAGTGCGAACAATACAGCATTTGAAACCGCGTGAGCTTTTCGTTTTCTCGGATCTCAAACGGCTCGCGGCTCAAAGCCACGAACTCTGTGGCGAGGGTATCTTCCGCCGTCATATAGACAATGCGGATATCTGGAAAGCACAGAATCCACTGGATCGCATCCACGCGGTCTATGGTACTTTTGAATGAGCCGCGAGGGTACAAAAGCAACCGGTCTTTAATCGTACTTTGTTTAGCAACCGCTTCTTTCCACGTATTAGCTTCTATGTACGGGTTTTTCCGCACAAAAAAGTCATCTGTGATAGGCCGGTGGGTTTTCTCAACTAGTGCTAAACCCAAAAGTTCTGTACACAGCCAATACAGATCGGTCTGCCCACGCTTGAAATCGTCTTTCCAGACTTGAAAATCAGCGTATCCGTGCTTTTCCCACGCTTTGTTTGATTTCGTTGCCTCGACCGCAACTTCCGCTTCTTTGTATAACGCCTCGAAATCAAACGGAACGTACACTCTCTACTCCTCGTCGTTTTTTGCTTCGTCCATTTCTTCGCTGTAGTGCCTTTTTACGTGGTCGAGAAGTTCCTGAATATCTTGCGGAGCGTGAGTGGTACTCTCCGGCATCGGTTCTTGCCCGCCGCGATATTCGTGATCTACAGTGAAGCGGCCATCTTCCACGGGCCGAATGTGCATATGGAGACGATGCTTTTTCTTCTTGTCCCCACCGAGGCCTGCCGTTGCTTTCTTCATCACTTCTTTCTTCGCGTCTTCTTTCGGTTTACCACTTTTTTCGTTTTTCATACCATTCGCCTGTTTCTTAGGAACAACTTTCTCGCCTTCGTGCAAAATGTACGGCCCGGTCTTAGGTACCGTTCCACCGCTCTTCATGCTGCCAAGAGCCTTCAACGCAGCGTCTTCGTTGAGCATACGAGCGCGAATACCCTCCCCTGCGGAACGCGCTTCATCCGACAATGTACTGGCCGGCTTGATTGCTGGAGCGGGTTTTGGTGCCCCAGGCTTAGGAGCAAACATACTGGGGTCGGTATCCCCGGTGGATCGAGTAAACTTTTTTGCGCTGGCTAGGGCTTGTTTAGCGTTAGCGAGAGCGCGAGCAATGGTGTCGGGCATGACTGTTATCTGTTCTTGGAGCGAAAATCGGCTTCGCGAAGCGGGGTGTAGCTTTCTTGCGGACCCGCAGACTCGATAGTGAGTTGCGCATGTCCTTTTTTCTTGTTTCGTTTTAAGGTGATCTTTGCATTCGTGCGCGAACTTGCAGGCAAAGACCGAACTACTTTGTTCAAAAATTCTTTGGTTTCAGGCACGGGAGTAAAAGGAAGATGCTCCTCGGTATTGAGGCCGAGGAGCATCCTGTTCAGATTATTGTTCTTGTTACTGAAAACGAGTGGGCTACGCTTCCAACTGGAACTGGCTGAGCGACACAACTGATCCCTGAGTGCCGCCGACAATCGTGACGCCCGCTGCGAACTGAAGCGGAGGTTCAGATGCGAAGTTGACGCTGGTTGGAGGGTTAGTTGAGGCTGCCAGTGAAATGGCCGTGTTCGTACCGTTCGCATTGACAGCGCCTTGCATCTGCCCTGCGACAGTTCCCGAAGAACTATCTCCAGAAAGATCCACTACACCATACCACGGAGCGTACTTAGCTACCGCCGCCGAAACCACGACGTTGACAGCCGCAGCCGACAAAATCGCGTTGGATGCAGCCGCCGTAAAGCCTGCCGTAGTCGATGCATAAATCAACGGCTGAACCGTGGCGGTGTACGTGCCTGCGCTGAACTTAATCAGGCCCGCAGCCCGAACACGGAACGGTTGACCGTTCAGGCGATTCGATCCAGGAGCATTGAGAGAAAGCTGTGAACCCGCACCTGGCTCTCCAGCAATAACGTTGAAGATCGCGGCCTGCGAGGTAACAGATGTAGCTGCCGCTGCATTGGTGATAGGGGCAGCAGCAGGAGCTTGAGAAATAACAACCATGTTTTTTCCTTGTATGTTTCTAGTTTCTACTTACAAAATGTGGCTACAGAGGTAGGCACTCTGGCGGTTCATCAGATAATGAGCCGACCGAGGATTCGGATGAAATAACAGCAACATTGTTCCCCACGGTGTGAGAAAAATCCCAGACCTCTTTGGGAAGCTGTCCTGTCTCTTTCCAAACTTTATACTGCTTATAGGCGTGTTCGACCGGATACTGGTTATCCCCCGAACAAAGACTAATCATATTTTCAAACGGCTTGTTGATCTCTTCAAATGCCGCCGCCCAATGCTGATTATGAGTCATTGGATGGTTTGTAACGTGATACCGGTCATCGTGGTGACCGAGGATGCCGTGCTGCGCTAGGGTGTTGCCAACAAAACGATCTTCCGCGAAATCCAAACTGACATGCCATTCTTCCAGACTGACAATTCTGGCTGCTTTGGCACTCAACCAGTAACTAAACCCTCCCGCACAGGGACGAGGTTTATCGTAGTATGCCTTAGCATCTTCCCGAAGAAAAGTACGAGACAACCATCCTGAGTAATCGTATTTCTCGAATCCGCTTTTCAACAAACGGTCGGGAAACACCAGCACATCATCGTCACATTTGAAGATGAAGTCATAGCGATGGGCGAGAGCCCAAGAACACATCTTTTTTGTTTTGTCCGGCAAATTCCAGTAATCATCCTCACAATCGAGCCAGACTTCATCGGATTGTGGAGATCCGTCCCCCCGCCCCAGAAAGAAACGATAATCGGCTCCATGAATATCCTGAATCCAAGTTCTTCTCTGGGCATCGGCACGGTGCCGGTTTTTATGACAGGTAAGAATAGCGATCAGGACGCGAGAATTTTGTTCTCCCATGCCGTTCCGTTTCTAATAGCAACGATTAGTTCGTTGATGGCGTCTTCGAACCCACGGGTATTATTTCGGTAAAATGTGGCTGATGGATACCAACCGAGTTTTCTCCCCTCGCGAAGAAATTTCCAACAAGAATTGCCGGAGAGAAGAACCGCCATCGGTTTATTCATGGCTCCGGCTAAGTGCATTGTTCCGGTATCAACGCTCACCACGGCATCGAGATTGTGAATCAATCCAGCCGTGTCCTCCCAAGTTTGAAACGGAATGTTCGTCACTGGATAAGGCAGTGTTTCTCCATACTGAAGATTCACCCAATGCACTTTATCTCCGGTCTGACAAACCAAACGCATTGCTTGTCCTTCAGACAGCGATCGTACTTTGCGATCTCCTTGAAACTTTTCCGCCGCTGAATAACACAAACCAACGATTGGAAGGGTATCCGTTCTGTTGAATTTGTATTTCTCGATCTTCTCAGTCGAAGCAGTAAACGGCAGAGGTTTGGGGATTTTTGTAGGAACCGCTCTCATTTTAGCGGGCAGAGAAAAGGTGGTGGTCCAATATGTCGGATTCACGTCATCCCCGTCTTTGATGAGACGTTGAGATGGAAAAATCCGTTCAAAGAAAGAGTAGAGTTCCTGGTAGGGAAAAAATATCCAGTTGACGCCCAGACGATCCAGTTCAGGAATCCATCGAGCATAGGAAATCCTGTCTCCCGTTCCGCCTTCGTTGATGACCAGTAGTTGCTGATCTGGAGATAAAAGCTGTCCGTCCCACTCTGGGATAGAAAAGGTTATCCCTAAATCTGCCGCCGCCCCTTGCTGGGTCGGGCGAGCGTTATCATACGCGGCCCATGCCTGTGTCCAGAAACCCGCTTTTAACAATGATTCGGCATACGCCAGCCTGGTATAAAAGTCATCAGGATTCATCCAGTAGGCTTGTTCGATCACACGAGCGGATTCTTCATGCTTTCCCAGATCCTTCAAAATAATCGCAAGATTCGTGCCAATCGCAGGATCCCGTTGCAAGTCCCACGCTAGTCTGGCCAGCGGCTCCGCTTTCTCTGGGTTGTCGAGTGTGAAATAGCACGCTGCCAGGTCTCCGAGAGCGGCAGGAGTAGGACGAACTTGGCAGATTTTTTCGGCTTCGGTAATACGCTTTCTCGCGTATTCCTTCGTCATCATCTCAATCATTGGGTCTGCGTATTACCGAATAACGATCCTCAAAAGATACGGACCAGCCGAGGTCTCGGGCCTCTTTGACGGCCCAAGCCGCTTTCGTTTGCATGTCATCCATTACGATCAAAGAAGCGCCTGCTGACACAGCGAGGCGAAATTCATCAAGACCGTGTTGCAAACCATCGCACGAATCCAAGAACGCGAAATCCATCCAGGTTTGCTGAGTCAAAAACTTTATCGAATCTTGAAGGTGAAATGTACAGTACTTTGCTAAACCTTCCGCCTCCAACACCCGATGCGCCAGTTCAATACTGTTTGGATTCAGATCAACGGAATGGAAAGTGCATTCAGGATGCCTCGAAACCCATCGCGCAATGTACAGCGTACTCCACCCATCTCCCCACTCAGCGGACAGGGCGAGGTCTCTCATGCATCCAGTTTCAACGATTTTTATAGGCTGTCCGGTGTAAACCGAGTTTAAGAATTGTTCGAAGAGTGCACCGGGTTTTCGGGAGAACATCCGATCTTTCCTGATTCTACGATACGTACTACATCGTCATCTGAATGGTGGGTGGAAATTTCCAGTATTCTCGCGCCTACATAACTTCCAAAACGGTGGGGGGTTTGCCGCTCGATAGTGCGAGTATCTCCCGGACCAAGAAACTCTTCGAAAGGATATCCGCGAACATCCCTCTGTTCTAGGCGCACGTAACCGGACAGAACGTGAAAGGTTTCCCGCTTAATCGGGTGATAGTGAAGCGAGCACTGGAAACCGGGATTGATCTCCAGAATCTTGGCGCAATACTCATCGTTCACGATCCAAGATTCGGACCCCCATACTTTTTGAACGAATCGAATCATGCCGGTCTAGTGGCGGACGGATCCAAGGAGACACCAACCACCTGGTTGAACTTCAGCGTCAGGCGCTTGAACACCGCGAGTGGATAAAAATTATATTCACCCTGTTGACCCTTGATCGTAAGGCCGCCGAGCTTGGAGATTTGATCCCAAACAAACAGCACAGCCTGTTCTTCGGGAACATTCCGAGGCAGACGCAAACTCAGCGTTTGTTCAACAGCGGTGTTGTCGGGAAACTCACCGAACACCGAGAGACGGACTATTTCAACCGGCGTAGCTATCGCGGATTTGGCGTCTTGTTTGGGGGCGTCCCCGCCGATCAACAATGCTTCTTCCATTAGGGTCTCCTGATGCCGCATATGCGGGATCGTAAAAAACAGGCGGTTCGTTCATAAATTGATCGACTCTCGCCCTCATCACTTCCAAAACAGCTTGTTCACCAATATTTTGCTGGGAAAACCCAGACAGCAGGGGTTGATTGAATCTCGTGCTGATATCAAACAAAATCTGTCCGTTCGGTTGCGTATTTATATCAATCACGTGAGATCGATGAATTGTTCGCAAGACCCCCCCAAAAAAAGTAATTACTGAAGAAGCGTTCTAGACCGGATGCCCTTCTCCAGCAGCCGCCACGCTATGGTGGTAGTCGCTCTACGGCGGTTACCATCAGCCGATATCAAAGAGGCTTAAGTTGTGCACAACCACCGGCATCTCGCCTATTTGATATTATAATCGTACCACAGTTCGTATCTCTTGTCAACTACTGTTTCTTACCGTGAAATAGACTCTTGATTCTGGAGAACAATCCCTTGACCTTCGCAGGGATCGCTTTGATGTCTTCGTACAGATTATACTTAAAACGGTACTCTGCATAACTCGTCGCGACACCGCCTGCGAACAACACTGCCAGATACTTCAACGCAAAATGGAGCATTTTTCTTCACCTTTTCTTTGGAAACTGACGTTTCTTCTAAGCTGGATTCACGTGCACAACACCGTTAATTGTGCCGCTCGTACTGATGACCTTCCCCGCCGCATTCTTGTTCTGCGAAATCGCCACACCCGTTCCCGATGGGAGCAAATGCGCCCCTGGATTATTGAAAACCACCTGATTTCGACTCTTGTCACTTGAAATATTCACATGCACGTCTGACATATTCGCACCTTATTTGCGCCCTATATTTCTACGCTTTCTTGTATTCTCCGCACCACTCAGTAGTCTGGACTGTGGGGAAGTGGTTATACGGCCACTGCCCGACCGGTGGGTATCTGCGACACAGCCCTTTCTCCGGTTCTTCCGAAGACACCTGTGATAAAAAATAGACACAGCCGTCGCATCGGTCGGGAACCAAAACGAGTTTGTCCGAAACCGCCATGCTACATAGCCTTCTTCGCCACACCGCCGCCAAGAGGACGAACGTGGCCTTCCTGCCGAGCTTTGCGCGTGTTTTCTTCTCTCTTAGCGTTCAGATCAGACTCGGATTTGGTTTGATACATCGGATCGTTCTGGAGTTCTTTCCGTTTAAGATCCATCGGAGTGCTTTTTGACACGTGAGCGTGATCCGATTCTTTTTCCCCGGTACCCAGCACCGGACAATTGTTTCCGTTCATGTCTCGACTCGCAGTTCTTGTTTTTGGAGCAGGAATCACCTGCTCCCCTTCATGCATTAAATAATTTCCAGTTTCGGGAATGACCCCGCCCGTTTTCATCGACCCTATAGTCGGGTATTTGGCGTGAACCTTGCGCTTGATCGTCGCATAGTCCGAAGCGGAAAGATTTCCGGCGTTCTGAGCTTTCTTCCCAAGTTGCAGGGCTTTCCGGCCATGCTCGATGTCGTTGATCGGGTAGGAGCGGTCTTCTGGGAAAACAAACGAACTGGATTTCAGTTTCTTTCGTTTCTCGGTGCTGAGTTTCGCCATGTTGCTCCTTATGCCCTGTTGGAGCTCACAGACTGAGTCGTGGAGTTCGTATTGGAAACGTCCGAACCGGAACCAGGCACACCCGCACCCGATCCGCTTCCGTTCCCCATCGGAGAAACCGACTGAGAAATTGGATACGGTTTGTGCGCCGAACTGAAAGGCTGGTTCTGACCCTGACTGTCCACCACACCGATAACGGTTCCGGCGACAGAAATATTGTACTGAGCCATTTATATTTCTCCTGTTTTACGCCGGGTTCTTGTAAAGGAGCCGCGTCGATTGATATGAGTTATTCAGAATGACGGTGCTGGAGTTCACAGCGTCGGGAATCGTACCGTTCGAAAAAGGGTTGGAATCCTGAGTCTGGGACCCCGGCCAGGTAGTGTCGTAACCAAGACTGGTGCCTGCAGACAAACTGGGGTAGGTCGGGGCGGCGCTGTTATCGACAACGCAATAATCCGCGCTCGGTGTTCCGTATTTAATTTGTGATGCCATCGGTGTTGATATAAAAAATAGTTTCGGTATTGTACTGAGTGGCGGTCTGTAAGGTTTCTTCGGTCCAGTTCGGAAAAAATCGAGTGAGGTCTTCCTTCTTGAAACCGATATCCGGCACATCGACTCCGTGATTAAATACAATCTCACGGGTCGTTTCTTGAAAAGGCGTGAAAATAATCAGACAGAGTTTCTTGGAGGACTGCAGAGCGTTCTGGAGAATTTTCTCCCAATCATAATTATGTTCGAGGACGTGACGAAGCAGGATCCCGTCCGTCTGCGTTTTGTGCGTTCTCAGGTCCGCCACTATATCGGCAAACCCCGGTGCCCAATCGACACCCTTGTAATTCTTGAAAAACTGACGCGCCCATGCGGTTCCGCAACCCCAGTCCTCTACAGCGCAATCCCCCAAAAAATCCGAGGCTTTACGATAGGTAACATCATCCCCGCCGTATCGAAATTGCTCACACTTGCTGTAATCCCACACTACTTTTGCTCCTCTCGGGGTCCGCCTCGGCCCAACTAAAAAGAAACTCGGATAGGGTCCCTGTGCTCGCTTTTTATAATTTTTTATGCGACTGGAACCTCGCGCTGTTTCGCGGTAGTGGGAATAAACGCCGCTACCCCGTCCAGGGCATTCGGCTGGACATGTGTTGTCGGAATCCGCCGAGGCGCTGCCTCCGCTCCGATCATATCCTCGTGAGAACGCGGCAGGGGAACTTCGGAAGGATGTGTCCACGCTCCGCGCCAATGCACAAACTCCACTCCCTCGTCATCCAGCATGACCTGGAACCCTAGTCGGGACTGGCCATCCTTGAAATGAATCATCCGATTCGTCGGCTTCATGCCGGCACCCCGTTGTTCAGAGAATCGATCTCGGGATAAGGCTCATTCCAGTCCCAACCGAACGTCACAGACTTCTGCGGCTCCAAAAAATAAACCTGTCCGCGATGCGTAACCCGAACCAACTTGCGACTTCGGTTGAGGAGCGTACAGGTAGGCTCCATCACCCCAAAAGCAACCTCCACTCGCGCACCACTGGCTAGGCAAGTAAACCGATGAAGACTTGGCGTTCTGACTGGTTGATAGATCTCTTGAAGCATCGTTCTGTTCACTCCCTGTTCAGTTGCTCGTGTGAACAACCACCTGTTCACTTCTTATCCTGTATTACCCCGCTCAGTGCGGCCAAACCGTTTCAAATACGCGGCCATCTCCATAAGGATCTCCACGCTATCATCCACCTGCCCCAGCGCGGCATTGCACTTCCGGCAAAGCAGCCCACGAACATCATTTGTCGTGTGGTCGTGATCCACCGAAAGACGCTCCCCGGAGGGATTCTCGCGTTTGCAAATCGCGCAAACTCCGGCCTGCTCATCAAGCATGAGTTCGTATTCTTTTTCCGATAGGGCGTATGTTTTGTTCAGATACCTGTTCAGTTCACTCATTGTTCGGAAAGGGAGAGAGGAGGGTGAACCTTACTCTCATGCTGAGCCTCGTCTTTGGGGTCCCACCCCTCGGCTCGGCTGGGCTGAAATAGGGTCCCCTACTCGGAATATTTTCTGCCTGGTCTCTTGCTATGTGCCGCTATCCTGCAGACAAAGAAAGACTTATCACGTTTTCCCGTGCGTGTACGGGCTGGTACGCTATTCGATGGGGTTCGGGATCTTTGCCGATGTGTTATCTTTCCAGGATTCCCACTTGCTATGATAACACAAGACTTAGCTCTGTTTTGGGCAAGATAGGGCAAGATAGCAACCTATGACTGAAACATCAGAAACAACGAAAAAGCCGGCGCTTAGAAAGGCATTCGCCGCGTGTCCTCTTTCGCCTTTCCCTATTTTCAATAACTTACAATCTGTTTCGTTTCGGCCAATGTCTCGGATCAAATCTCAGACTCCAAACAAGCTCTTAACCTTCCGCTGTCTAGGCTTATTCCCTTTCCCCCTGGTCAATGTCTCTAGCAGTTTCATTCGCTCCATTTTCTGTTCAGGGGTCAGGTTTAGCGTGGGGTCCGTCAATTCCTTACATACTTCCCTTGCGAGTATGGCTCTTAAGTTTCTCTTCCCGTATCCTGCTCCGCTTTCATTCTTCATTGTTGGTTTGTCTCGTGCGGTTTTTTGTGCCGCGTATCCTGTTCAGTTTGTGAACTGGTTTTCTCTGTACTTTTTACCTGATTTAAGCCTAGCACGTATCGTGCCGTTTGTCAATCTTTTTGTGTGTTTTATTTTTGTCCCGTGCGGATTTTATTCTTGACACTTATTATTAGCACGCGCATACTCTAGCTATCTCTTACGGGCACGCTACCCTAATAGCGGGAGGAAAAATGACATACACACCTAGGTTTCCCAAAAGAAAATTAACTCGCGCGGACGGAGAACGGATCCTGCTCCACATGCGCGAACACGTAATTAATGGGAATGTTTGTTGGGTTTGGTCTCCTGAAAAACTGTTCGACGAAACCCTACAGACAATCAATAACTGCCTCGCTTCTTTCAAAGAAGAGGTGCGCTAATGTATTACCCTCGAATCCTTTACAAAGAGCTCGCCGGCCTAGTGTGCGCTAGGCTAAACTGCGAAAAATCGGGTAATTCCGAATGGTTCGTCAAACATACAGAAACAATTAATCGTTTGGTGAGTCTAATCCCCGATGCAAAAATTGATCTATCTGTGTCCCATGCCGACAAATTAATTCTGTATACCTCTTTCCATCACATGAACGAAAACGGCTTTTGGGACGGTTATACAGACCACACGATCATTGTCAAACCGTCCCTACAATTCGATTTCACTCTTCGGATCACTGGTCCGAATCGCAACGATGTTAAGGAATACCTCGCCCAAACGTTTGACTATGCTTTGCGGAAAGACGTGACGTATGAATTATTTTTACCGTCTTACCCGGAATTCGCTATCGCGTCCAAGTGGGAGAATGAGGACGGATCCGTTTCCCAGTGTTATCAAGCATGGTATTGTTCGGACGGCGCGCGGTTTTGGAATAACCCGGACGGCGCGCGGAAACATGCCGGCGAGCTCATGCAAGCGAAACATTTTTCGCGGTAACAAAATAGGAGAAAAAATGATCGAAATAAAAAACCGATACACAGGAGAAGTGATAAAAACGGTTAGTGCGGATTCTTTGGTTTGCGCAAACCTGAGTGACGCAAACCTGAGTAACGCGAACCTGAGAGACGCGAACCTGAGAGGCGCGGACCTGAGAGACGCGAACCTGAGAGACGCGAACCTGAGAGGCGCGGACCTGAGAGACGCGGACCTGAGTTACGCAAACCTGAGTGACGCAGACCTGAGTTACGCAAACCTGAGTTGCGCAAACCTGAGTAACGCAAACCTGAGTAACGCGAACCTGAGTTACGCAAAC